CCCTTCCAGCCCCAATAGGTCCAGCAGCCGGCGAGGCGGTCGAACACCTGCTTTGCAGACGTCTCGCCGGTCAGGTAGTTGCTGGCTTCATCCTTCGGGCCACTGGAGAGGGAACGCTTCAGCCATTATCAATCCTGCTATATCAGCGCACGACGCGATCGCGCCCGGGGCCTGATGTTTGGTTTCGGTTGGTCGATCTTTCCGTCCTCCAGGAGTTCAAGGTGCTCCTTGCAGACATGGATTAGATCGTCGATTTGTTGATCCGAGAGGCCATACTCCTTGCGGTGAGCCCTCTCGGACTCCCACCAGGAGCGAAGGTCACTGGCACTTATCGCCATGCCAATGACCTTCACGGCCAGATCGAAGTAGGCGTCAGCCTGGCTCATCGAAGCTAAGCGGCATCGGTTTCCTTCTTGGTTCCGTTCCGCTTCAGTTCTTGAGACCTCTTCGAAGCCGCCTCGCGCAGGAACTTCTCGTCGTCCGGGTGCAGCTTCTTCAGGTCGGCCTTGAAGTCATCGCAGCCAACCAGCTCCATGACCTCGGTGACCTTCTTGCACTTGGCCAGTTCGTCTTCCCAATACTTGACGATCTTGTCGGCTTCCTCGGCCGAGAGTCCGCCTTCGTCCTTGGCAGCGTTACCGCCCTGGGCGTTGTCGTTGGCTCCGCCGAACTCGTCAGCGTCGCGGAAGTCATTCTTGAGATCGTTGACGTAGCGGTTGTCGTCGTACATACCGAGATGGATGTCGGCCGCGAAGCCCAGCAAGCTGAGGCACTTCGAGATCGCGTCGGTCAGCGATTTTTTCGGTGCCTCTTCGTCGGTGAAGTAGCCGTTCCGGTTCTTTGCCGACGAATTGGGTCTGGCCGAAGTGCTCGATCTCGCCGCGCTGATCGTTCCACTTGTACCAGAGCTTGATCTTCAGGATGTGGATGACATCCTTGTCCTGGCCATTTACGAAGTTTTCCTCCAGCACGGTCCAGCCCCAGCCGATCCCGATCGGGCCGAACTGGTTGGTGGCCTTCTTGGTGAGATAGGTCGCGTTGGTCGACGTGCCCTTGAACCCGCCACCACGATTGAAGCCCTTGGTGTATTTCGGGTCGGTCGTCTCGACCGCATTCCAGATGGCGAGATTGTTGTTTTGATTGGCCATGACTTCCCTCGTTTAAGCGGCGTCTGCCGCTGGTGCTTCGTTGCTGTTGGCCGCCTTCTTGGTCCTGGGCTTCTTCGCCTTCGGCGCTTCCGGCGGGAATAGGTTGGAGTCCTTGTCGGCCTGTTCGACCGAAGCCTTGTCGAAGTCGATCAGCATCTTTCCGTCCTTCGACAGCTTGATCGTCACGCCCTTGCCGGATGCCTGCTGAGCGTCAGCCGGCATCAGCTTCTTGATGTCCTTCTTGGCCTTGTCGTGCCTCTTGACCGCGGTCACGGTCTTGATGAGGATCTCGGCTTCAGAGGACCACTCGTTGCTGGTCGACATGTCGACGATCTTGATCCGCTCGACCAAGGGGACGATGACCTCAGGCGTGCCTGGAACAGTGCCGTCCTCGACGCACTTCCAGAATTCCTTCTCGGCCTTGAGCAGCTCGACCTGGTAGAAGATGTCGGCCTCGATCTCGGCGCGATACCACTGGGCTGCACCAGTGAGGATCGACAGATGGGCAACCGGCATGTCGGTCACCATCATGTTGTGCTGGCACTGCGGGTAATACTTCTTGATCGCGCTCTCGAGATCGAAGCCAAACGGGAACATGAACTTGAACTCGACCACCGCGAACGGATTGGAGGTCGGCGTTTCGCGCACCAGGCCGTCGAGCGTAGTGTGTGCCTTGTCCCAATCGGCGTAGTGAACCTTCTTCTGTTCGTCGGTCACCCACCAGCCCGTGTCCTTCTCGAACAGGTCGGCGTTGAGAGGCTCGGTCAGATTGCCGAGGTTGATCAGGATCACCTCGCTCAGATCCTCCGGCGCCTGCTCGCCGCGCTTCTCACGCCACAGCCGCTCGATCGCCTTCTGGTCTCCGGACATGATGATCTTGGCGTCCGATCCGCCAAGCGACGACATCCGCGCCAACCGCGCTTCCTCGCTCATTCCGATGTGGCTTGTTCGCCGATATGACGGTGGTTGCATTGCAATCTCCTGTATTCAAACAAACGTCGGGACATGGCTCCGCCGCGCCCTGACGTCGTGGGCTATGCGGCTTCTTGTTTCTGTTCCCGGTAATCTCGCCAGATGGCGCTGTCGCCGAGGGTCTTTACGAATGCGGCGTGAGCCGCGAGATCTTCTTCCGTCACCCGCCACGCGAGCGGAGTAGGGCGCTGTCGTATGGACGGCTTGGCAAACTCTTTCGCGGCTTCGTGGATCTCCAGCGACATGCCGAACTGCCGGCCGCCGAGCATCTCGACATAGACTTCAGACAGAAGATTTGCGTCCAGAAGCGCGCCGTGGAGATTGCGGCCGGAGTTGTCGACGTTGTAGGCGCTGCAGAGCGCATCCAAGGTGTGCCTGCCGCCGGGCCGTTTCTCTTTGGCCAGCTCCAGGGTATCGACCACCTCATTCTGCAGCGGCCCGATCCCAAGGCGATCCAATTCCGCGTTCAGCATCCCGATGTCGAAGGGAGCGTTGTGGATGACCAGCGTAGCGCCGTCGATGAACTCCAGGAAGCGATCGACGATGCGTCTAAACACCGGCTTGGTCTTCAGGAAGGCGTCGCTAAGGCCATGTATCTTTTGAGCCTCCCTGTGAACCGGCCGCTGCGGGTTGATGTATTTGTGGTAGGCACGCCCTGTCGGCATGAGATCGATCATCTCGACGCAGCCGATTTCGACCACGCGATCCTCAATTCGGCTGAGGCCCGTGGTTTCGGTGTCCAGGATGATCTCTCTTTTGCTCAAAGCGAACGCCTCGTTATTGGATCAATTCCGTCCTGGCGCATTTGGGCGAAGACCAGATCTCGCAGCCGATCTGCCAAGGACTGCGAGGAGTCCAGAAGACCGCTTGCCGACAGCTCGATCTCGTGAGGAAGTCCGATGATGTAGGCTGCCTCCAGCCTTTGGAGGCATGCTTCATGGACTCGCCGCGCGGCCTGCAGGCGCAGATACGCATCTGTGACTTCGGAGCTACGCGACATCGCTGTACGTCTCCATGAACGAGACGCCTGCGGCCGGAGCAATTCCGAAGTCCTTCTTCAATCCGGTCTGGATGAAGCCAACGGTCCGAGTGCGGATTTCGCTGACATTCTGCCGGTTCGGCTTGCGTGTCGGGCAATAGAGACGATGTACAATCTCTTGATCTCCCCCGCGAGCCAGCGCGACAGCTGCCTTTGTAAGTCGATCTGGTAAGCGCGCTGAATTGCACCAACGCAGCCAGGCGAGGACTCCGAGGGCACGTTCGACGTCGTTTCGTTGCGGGGCATACTTGGTCGCTCCGTCATAGGGCTTCATCGACGAGAGCAATCTGATGCGCTCGATCTCCTGGAGATCCTGGCGCGTCATTCCGATCATATTCCAGCCGCCAGACCGCTGACCGGAGGTCAGCCATCTACGTTGTTGGTCCGGCGTCTTGTCGATGACCTCAACGGCCTCGACGAGCAGCTGCCAGATTACGTCACTGTGAGAGGCGAGACCGCCCTTCAAGGCCACAGCCAGCTCACCACCATGGGTGAGCCAGCTTAGGGTCTTGTTGCGATCCTCAAGCGAGGACGAGGTTGTCATGGTTGACCACTGACGTTCCGCCGAACGATTGCCGGCGACGGGTTGCGCGGTATTCGTAGATGCCTTCGCCGAGCCGGAGCTGCGTCAGCAGCACCGAACCGGACTTGGCGTCCTTGAGGACGCGGTCAGCGACCATGTTGAGAGAGCGGATACGCTCTCGGTCTTCGGTCCGCATGACATCGGTCTCCGCGATCACGACCTGGCGGTCGTATTGCAGGCTGCCATGCCAGTAGACGAGGACGTCTCCGTTGGCTGCGGCCTGCAGCCAGTCGTAGTAGTCACCGAGGGCGCCAGACGCGACCTCCAGAATTGTGCGTTCGCCGGTCATGTCAGTCTTCCAACGCGGCTTTGAGCAGATCAGCGTGAAGGTTTGCCAGAATGGTCAGACCTTCAACGATGCGTCCGAGCTGGGCTATCGCCTGGATAACTTCATCCTGGCCCTGGTCCTGCTGCATCGCCTGTGCGATTGACGACATCATCATCTCGAAATCGGGATCGACCTCCTGTTCCTCTTCCTCGGCCTGCTTACCGAGGCAGACGCCTGGCGGGCAACCGCAGTCCTGGTTGTCATTCGCGAACACCCGGGGGCCGTCGACCAGGACGAAACCCTGCTCATGCGCAGCGGCTTCGAGCAGCTTCGTAAATTCCTCGAGCGGGATGCCGCTCGTTCCGTCTAATCTCATGATCTCTCCGCTTTGCATTCATGCAAACGATTGGATGCGAAAGGGGCGCCCCTGCACGCCAACCAAGAAAGGGGCGCCCCCAATTTTCCCCGCTCAACGGGGAAGCTCTAGTAGAACTCGCCGCACCGCAGACGAGTC